CGTCGACTTCGTGTCGACTTCGTGTGGAATTGTGTCCATTTGGCTTTGGCCAACTTTGGCCATATTTATCCTGGTTCGCTTTGTGCTACGTTGCCCATTTCGTTTTTTTTAGACGCACCAACCCCGCACAATCCGTGCAGAAATCCGTGTACGGTTTTGCACGATTTTGCACGGATTACCCCCGTTTTTTTTCTGTTGCAGATTTTGCAACAGTCTGCAACAGCCCGCGTGCTACGTTGCCCATTTCGTTTTGTTTAGACGCACCAACCCCGCCCGCTTGTTCCGTCGGACCCAAAGACAACAGCCCCGCCGTAATGGTCAGTAACGGCAACCGCGTCGTGTTCACTCCGTAACGACAGGTCACGACCAGCCCCAACGACCATTCCAGCGCGTCCAGTAACCAAAACGCGTTCACGTATCGTTGCAACTTTTCAACGGACAAAAGACTGGTGTTTTCTATCTCGAACAAAATCAATTCGTTTTCGTGAACGGTAAACGCGTCCGGGTGGAGGTTCCGCAATTCGCCCCTAACCAACTGGCGGATTTCTTGTTCCGTCTCGTCACCATCCGCCAACGCTTCCCATTCGTCCCCCTGGAACGTTGACCAAATGCGGTCAGTCGCCACCTTTGGGAAGTCCTTCCAATGCACATCTAGCCCGGTTGTTTGTTTCAAAACCACACGCGCCATCCGTTCCATGTCCGACATCGTCAACCACCTAGCACCCTGTCACCCAACACCCGCCGTCGGCCGAATTCCGCAATCAACAGCGCGTCGGCGATTGCGTGTGTGATTTTCAAATCCGGGAATAGTTCCTGCGCTTTTGCTTTCGTTACGTTTTTGTCGCCTTTCGACAAACACGACAACGACCGCTGCCACTTCGCCGGCGTGACCGCTTCGAACGGGATCCCGCACGCGACCAGACAGCCGCGAAGAAACCCATAGGACTGGCCGAATTTGAAAGTGGACGACACGCCTTGACCAGGGAACGCGCCGACGCGTTCGATGTATGCGAATTCGCACGACGTCGACGCCATACGTATCGCGTCCCAGATATCGCGTTCCGTGTCGCCGAATTTCGCGGCGTCCGCGTATCCGTCACCGACGACCGCCAATCCGCCGGACTTGCCGGGATCCAATCCAAGAATTTTCATTCGACGCCCGCCGTTGCCAGACTTGTGAACCAGAACGGTGTCAGTTCGCCAACGTGCGCGCCCGCCGTGTTGAATTCGAACCACTCGACCGCGGACCCATAATCCCCGAATTCGTATTCGAGAATTTCGATGCAACGTTCGCGGTCGTAAACCAACCGGATAGGTTCGCCACAGCGTTCGACGTATCCGATTAGCGCGTCGTCCAATCCGTCCGCGGCCAAAACTTCCACGTCCAGGATGTCGGCCAATTCGTCCGCTTTCGGATTGTTCATCGCTTCGCCCCGCATTCGCGACACGTCAACGACGCCGGCGAAATCGCGGCGCCACACTTGTCGCACACGGTCCCGGTTCCGAACGGTAACCAACCCTTTGTCCAGCTTTTGATTTCGTCGGGGTTTGTCGTTTTTCCACTGGCCACGCGCCAGCGTTCAAGCGACGAACGCAATTCCATTCGCGCTACCTGTTGGACTTGTGACGTGTGGTCGACAACGTCGGACGCCACGAAATACCGTTCCGCGGATTCCGCCAGATACCGCAACACGGTTAGTTCCCGCACGTCGTCGACCGTCATTTCGGCCAAACGTTTCGTCCAGTGTTCGAGACTTTCCGCACGTTGCCGCGCGTCGGACTTTTGTTGCCACTCCAGCCACAATTTCTTCGACCGTGTCATTGCTTCGCCCTGTAACTCGGCCACGAACAGAAACACGCCAACGCGCCGTCCCGCAATCGGTCGACGATTGCCGGGGTCAATCGTTCTTCCGCCTCTTTACCGCCCGACACGTTCGCCGTCACGATTGTGGGACGTTGTTTTCGATAGCGGCCGTCGACCACCTGGAACAAAATCGACGCTTGGTAGGGAGACAACGCGCCGACTTGCGGGACCACGTCGGACACGACCAGGACAGCCGGCGACACTAGGTCCGCCACCATTGCCCGTTCCGACCCGCCCTTGTCGATCCGGTCCCGCATTTCAGCGAACAGCGTTGGACCGTCGACCCACGCGCCGGCGTAGTTTTTGGCTACAACGCGATACAACAACCCGACGGCCAAATGGTCCTTTCCGGTTCCCGGCGGACCGAACAGAAACACGCCGCGGCCGGCGGAAATGTTGTCGTCCAGGTTGATCGCGTATTCCGTGACGGCTTCGCGGACGTCGGTTTTTCGTTTCCTGATTTCGCCGTCCTGGTCGGCAACGTCGAACGTTGAAATTCGGCAATCCGCGTAACGCGGCCCGACACCGCGCAGGATGTCGACCCAAATTTCGTCGCGAGTTCTACAACGTCCCGTGTCCGCTTGCGACGGCGTCCGGTTCGTAGCGTTGCCCAGCACCGACCCGATTTGTTGCGGTTCGCCCATTATTCTTTTCCCCGAAAAGTCCTTGGTATTCGTTCGCGATTGAGTGGTCGACGGCCTTCCGGAATTCGTCCGGACCGGCGGATTTCCATTTCGACAGCAACGCGCCGACAGCTTCGGCGGACTTGTACGGTTTGTGAATCCGCCGGCGATGCGTCAACCAGCGTTCCAAGTCGATCCGGACGTCCGGCGTGTCCATTTCATCCGGGAACGTGACGTCGCCAACCGTGACGGCCGGACGTCGTCCCCGTTTCTTCGGTTTCTTTTCCGCGGCCGGCGTTTCGGTGGCGGAAATTCTTTTTCCGCCCCTTACGTCCGTTTCCGTTTCCGTTTCCGTTTCCGTTTCCGTTTCCGGGGGGTGGCCGTCGACGACCCTTCGACGACCATTCGACGAACGTTCGACGAATTCCGGTTGCGGGAAACGGTACGACGGACGGTCGATTTTCTGGTGTTTCCAGCCCGTTACGTTCCACCAGGAACGCCCGTCGGCCTCGAATTCCACGAGTAAACCGGCGGAAACCAGTTCTCCGATCCACCCGTCTATTTGTTCCGTGGTGAAGTTGTCACCTGGAAACACTTCCATTTTCAGACGTACGGCGGACGCGGGATGCGTCCCACCGTCGTCGCAGAAGTTCCACAGACCGACGAACATCAGTCGAGCATTCGTCGAACACTCGACGATTTGTTCACTGGTCCAAAAGTCCGGTTTTATCGTGCGAATTCGTGGCATTTGTTAGCCCCTTCGCAGTTTGGGAAATGTCCATAAAAGCAGTCCGCCAGCCGTCGAAGTCGTCCAGGCAATCGGCCGGAAACAACAAATAGGGATCCCCGGACCCGCGGAGTGGATCCGGAACCCGGACGAATTTCACGCCGTCCGGCGCGTGTGGTTCCAATACTGGTCCCGTGTGTTCTATCAATTGCGACATCTCGCGGTCCGACCACCGCGCCGGGACCATTACGGCCGCCGCACGCGCCACCACAGCGCCGCGGACACGGATCCCGTATTCTTTGCCGTCCCCGACGTGCCGGACCGCGTAGACGCATTCACAGCCCATTGCCGCGCGTTGCAGGTGTTCGACGAACGGGACCAGTTCAACGGCTAGGTTTTTGTGGCGCGGTCCGACTGTCTTGATTTCTACCCGTACCGACTGTTCGGATTTGGCCAGGAACGCCACGCGGTCGGCTTGCCCGCGGATCGACAACGATGTCGCGTCGAACCGTGCGCCGAATCCCCGCGCTATATGCGGCGTGAAAACGTCGTGATACGTCACCGACGGCGGGACGACCCAACCGGCCGCGCGCAACCATCGACACACGTCGTTTTCAAATTGTTCGTGTTGTTCGTTCATAAGTCGTCCGTGACAAAAACCCCGCCGGCCCGGCCCCCGTGCGGCCGTGAGGAAACCGCAACACCGGACCGGCGGGTAACCGGGACTCCGTTCCCGTTAGAATGGGACTTCGTCCGCGTTTGTTGGCCCACCGTCCGGCGGAACCGTCGTTGGTCGTTTTCGTTTCGGTTTCGCCGGCGCGGCCGGTTCTTCGACCAGGTCGCCGACGACCGCGCGCAACGCGGCCCCGTGTTCCGCTTGCAACGCCTTGACCTCGTCGCCGTCGAGTCCGGCAATGGTTCCGCGGTTAGGTTTTTCGGGATCCACGATCCGCGACAACCGATACCGGACAATCCCTTCGTATTCGTTGGGTTGAACGTGGAACACAACCGACGGCGGTTCCCAAGTCCCGGACGAAATGGACTCCAGGTCGCCGTCCCATCCGGCGTGTTCGCACAAGTCGCGCGCGGTCCATTCGAGGACTTCGCCGGTTTTGCCGACGACCCATAAGTCCCCGAACGCGTCGAATTCGAATTCGGACCAGTCTTCCCAGTCGTCACCTATCAACGCCGCGTCGATTTCGGCGTGGACCGTCACGGCGACCGCGCCGGACTTGGCTTTCTTCACGCCGTAGTCAATGACGCGGCCCTGGAACGTTCCCTGTCTGTCGATTCGCTGTGTCATTCGTCGTCGCCCCCTTCGTCGGTGAGTTGTCGCCACACTTCCGCGTCCCCGCGCCGATACGCGATCGGACGTTCCAGCCGGCGCGACTTCGCAAGATGTCCCGGCCGTTCCTGCGGATGAATTGTTCGCGTTCCGCTTCCGCTTGCCTTGCCGTCCGACGACACGACCGTGTCAAACGCGACGAACAAAACGTGGTCCGCCCATTCCTTTACGCGTAGTCGAATGGACGACTTCCCCGACGCCGGCGATTGCAAACGCGGTTCGTAGCGGATCCAGTCCGCCCCCGTCGGGTTGGGAACGTTCGCGACACACTCGTGACAAATCAGAACGACATTCGTTCCGGACCGCGCCATTTGTTCCAAGTCGTTCAGTAGCGCGACGAATTCCTGGTAGACGTGCGTGTAGCCTTTGCCGAACCCGTACCCTTCGACGGACGACACGGACCCGCCGTTTTCGTGTGGGACGTTTTCGACGACCCACGCCGCGGCGTGTTCTTCGGCCTTCGTCAATGAGTCAACGACGACAGCGCCGTACGACGTCAACGCTTCCGGACCGGACGTGACAGCCCGCAACGTGTCCCAATCCGTCACGCGGACCCGCTGCACGTCCAGGTGGTCGGTTCCGTCTTCGAGGTCCAAGAACAACACCGGCCCGTCTACGTCTTCGAGTAGAGACGCCAGTTCCGTTTTTCCGACGCCGCCCGGTCCGTAAATGACCGTTCGCATTCCGCGCGGTTGAATCCCGCCGACAATTTCAAACGCCGGCCGGCGTTCGTTTTGTTCGGCCGGTTTCGGCGGTCGTTTCGGTCGTGTTTGTGTTGGTGTTCGTGCCACTTTCTTTGTTCTCCAATTCCGTCCGTAAAATTTCGACACCCGCCGGCGCGTCAATCGCAACCCGTGCGGTAGTTTTTGTGACCTTGCAAACCCGGACCACGATTTCGACGCCGTCCGCGCGAATCAAAATCGCTTCGCCGGTTTTCCTGGTTAGAACCAACGACATTAGTTCCCGCCCTCCAAAGCCGCGTCCGCTTTTTTGTTCCAACCGCCGCGACGCCGGCGCCGTGGTAGACACAACCCGGCCTTTTCCAACTGGCCCCACTCCGCGTCGCCCTTTTGCACCCGGCGCGCCGCTTGCGCGTAACACGCGTCACACAGGCCGCGGCGTTTCGCGGGATTCTTGCACGTCAAACACTTCACGATTCCAACCCCCAACGGTTTAACAGTTCAGCCGCGGCCCGGTCGTCGTCTTCGTCCACGGCGGACGGATGCAAACGCCCGGCGGTCGCGTTGCTGGTTTGCGCGTCCAGGAAGTCCCGGACCCAATCGGCGCAAGTAAACCAACGGCCGCCGTCGTTGATTGCCCGCAAGCGAACGCCGCGGGAACCGACGCGGATCCGCCGGCATAGCGTTTTCAAATGGACCGTTTTTCCGTTCCGACCAGGGAACAGTTTTGCGGCCTTCGACAGTGTCAGTAATTCTTGTCCTTCCATGACGCGACCGAACGTACAGATTTGTTTATTGAATTGCAATGGGTTTGTTTTGATTTCGTAACGTTGTCGGAATAGTAAATCGGCATCTTGCCCGTTGTTCTTTTGTTGTTCTGTTGATATAACTTTGCCGATACTCATAGCGGAGGTAATTTCTATGGTTCCCACGCAACAAAAAAACGGTGGCGGACGTGGCGGGTTTGGTGACAAATCCAATTCGCGCCGCAAAGCCCCGAGAACGCCGGCCGACTTCGTCGCCCTGTCTGACGAGTGGGCGGGAATGGCTAACGAGATGTCCGCGATAGCGGATTCGATGAAATCGCTAGACCTGGACACGATGCTGGTCGACGGAGTCACAAAAGGTGATCGCGCGTCGACTCTGATGTCCGAATTTCTAGCCAACGTCGAATCCGCGTTGGCCCGCGCACGTCACTTGAAACGACAAGCCGGCAACGATTGACCGGCGCGGGAATAGTCCGGAATAGTCCGGATTTTTTGTCCTCTGTTGTTCCCACTTGTCACCACAAAAACGCCTTTTTTTCCGACGTATTCGGTTGCGACAAACCCGGTTCGGTTCCTGGGGGTCAAGAGGTCGCAGGTTCAAATCCTGTCGTCCCGACTTTACTAACTCGAACCGATTGCCCGACTTACGGCAACCCGGCCCACAAACGGCCGGCGCGGTTTTCCTCGCAGTCCGGAAATAGTCCGGAATTGGAGAACTTGCGCTATGGCCCGAATCCCGCAACTACGTAAGAAAACCCAAAACCGCGCCGCCGTCGACTACCGCGGCGTCCGATATTTTTTCGGCGAATGGGGATCCGCGAAAGCGGACAGGGACTACCGGAAATGGTTGGCCCGGCACGCCGCCGGCGAATTCGACCAGGAAGACCAGCCCGCCCCGAAACGGACAATGTCGGTTCGACGGTTGGCGGTTCGGTATCTCGCATTTTGCGAAGAACATTATTCGCCCGCCGAATTTATCAACATTCGCGAGTCCGTCCGCGTGGTCGTCAAGTTGTTTGGCAAAACGCCCGCGTCCAATTTCGACGCGGCCCGGTTGCTAACGACACAATCGGAAATGATCCGGAAGAACTGGCGACATCGCGTTATAAATCAGCGCGTGAACCGCCTTCGTCGCTGGTTCCGCTGGGCGGTTTCTGTTGTCCCCGCGGCCGGCGTGACAGGGACGCAATGCGCCGACTTGAAGACCGTGGACGGTCTGCAACCCGGCAAGTCGAATTTGCAGGGACTCACGCCGCCGGCGTCGCGCGCGGTTCCGCGTGTGCCCTGGACGGTTGCCGAATTGGTGTTGCCGTTTGTGTCGGCCGATATTGGCGGAATGGTTCGAATTCAATACGTGTGCGGAATGCGTCCGGGCGAAGTTGTTGTGATGCGAGAAATCGACATAGACACGTCCGGACCCGTTTGGTTTTACACGGCGACCGAAGGAACGAAACGCCAAGAGGGTTCGCGGGTTCTCGAAAAGGCAATCCCGGCAATCGTCCAACCGACCGTCCGGGAATTTTTCACGGCGGATCCGTCGGCGTATATGTTCCGGCCCACACGTCCGGACAAGTCCAACACGTCCGGCGTTGTCGGCCCGCATTACACAACGACTAGTTACCGACACGCCGTGTCCCGCGGAATCGGCCGCGCCCGACGCGCCGGGTTCGACGTCCCGCACTGGACGCCCAACCGACTACGTCACGCAATCGGGACGGACGTGTCGGCCCGCCTTGGCCAACAGGCCGCCCAACGTTGGCTAGGACACGACAGCCTAGACACGACCGCGATATACGCGGAAGTCGTCCGGGAAGAACTCGCGACGATTGCAGGACATATAAACGAAATCTTGTGCGACGGTTGACACGTCCAGTTTGTTGGTTTTGAATTGCTTCCGGAGGGATAACGATGCAACTTCGTAACGAAAAGACAACGACACAATTCCACCGTGTCGAATCCCGTGGCGGAACACGCCGCGAGACAATGAACCCGGCGCCGTTGTTTTTGAAACGGCCGCACGTCGGACCTGTCGTCGTCGACTTCGTTCCGGTCGATACCGTCGAAGACGAATTGTCATTGTTGAATCAACTGGCAACGATTCGGCAATCGTTGGCGCCGGCCGCGCCGGTCGGACTTTTGTTGCCGTTGGAAATGGGAATACACGACGGCGAATTGTTTGTCGTTCACCGATTGGTTGCCGGCCAAACAATCGACCAGTCCCTCATTTCTGGGCAGCGACTCAACCCGGAACGAACCGCCGCCCTGGTTCGCGAATTGTCGCGACTGGTTGGCTACTGTCACGGACTGGACGAACAACACGGCCACATCGTCGCGAGTTCCGTAATTCTGGGAACGGACAACGTGTTGTATTTGTCCGGATTGTCGGACTCCGTGTCGCACGATCAACCGCCGCCGTTTCCGTCCCTGTTGTTTCCGCGTTGCCAAGACCTGTTTTCGTTGTTGGCTTTGACGTACCGACTTCGAACCGGAACGGACTTGCCGAAAAGTGATCCGCTTTCCGCGCCGTGGCCACACGACTTGGCACCGCTTGCGGTTTCGGTTTGGAATGGCGAGTGGTCGGGAACCGCCGAACAACTTGGCGTCGCGATTGCCAACAGACTACGCCGGCCGATTTGGCGCCGACAACGTTACATCGTGTCCGCCCTGGTCGCTGTTGGCGTTGCCGCCGCCGCGGGATTCTGGTTGCAGACACCCACCCCGCCACCGTCCAGGTGGCGCACCGTCGAACCCGCACACGTCACCGCCGCGGACGCGACGTTTTATCAACAGGACTTCGCGGCCAATTCCGGCCACGCGTTACGCGCCACCGGACCCGTCGGCGTGCCGCTTTCATTGATTCCGCCGGGAACGTTTGTCGCGGGAACCGCCGCGGACACCGTCGCGCGAATGCTCGACGACATTACTACGGACACCAAACCACAACCGCAATTCGTCCTTGATTCGTTGGCCCTGGAATCCCCGCGCCGCGTTGCGTCGGTTGCCGGTTTCTACATTGGGACGACGGAAATAACGGTCGACCAATGGCAGCGTTTTCGACAGGCCACCGGGTATTTGTCGACGGCGGAACAATACGGAACCCGCGGCGGAACTGGACGCCGGTCCGCCGCGGACGGCGTGTCGCGTTGGCTCCGTTCGCGGGAATTCAACTGGAACAATTCGAAACACGGTCGACCGCCCATAAACCACCCGGTCCGCAACATTACACGCGTTGACGCGAACGCGTTTTGTAAATGGTTGTCCGACGAGTCCGGCGAAACCTACCGTTTGCCGACGTCGATCGAATGGGAATACGCGTGCCGCGCGGGTAGTCAAACGTCCTGGTGGCTTGGCGACAGTGCCGCCGCCGTTTCCGCCGCGGCCGTTGTTGGCCCGCGAAAGATACAACGCCCCGACGCCGTCGCCAGTTGTCCCGCGAATCCGTGGGGGTTGTTCGACACGATTGGCAACGTCGAAGAATGGACGTCGACAACAATCGTAGACCGTAAAGGTACGCCGCGCGCGATACTGCGATCCGGGACGTTTACGTCGTTGCCGTGGAAAGGCCGTTCCGCGGCGTTGAGGGCTATACACGAAACCGTCCCGCACGCTTCGACAGGGTTCCGCGTCGTCCGCGAATTGCCGGCGTCGGACGATTAGTCGTCCAACCGCGGCCGGCCCTGTCCACGCGCGGCCGGGAATTTCCGCCGGCCTATTCGGTCGCGGATACACTCCCGGACATATTCCGCCCGCGACGCCTTGCCGCGCCGCTTGTCGATTTCGTCCAGCCACGCGGCCGGCATCCGCATATAAAACGGCGTTTGTTCTTCCGCCATCATTCGTCCCCTTCGTGTTCCTGGTCGTCGGTTTGTTGTTTACTGATTCCGAAATGATTTCATCCGCGCCGCGGCGTCCCGCAGTTCGCCGCGGTTTGTTGCCTTTTTGCCAGTCTCGCCCGCCGCCACCAGTTTCAGATGCCGCACCAACTGCGCGACGGCGTCCGGTTCCAGTGCCGCGATTGCTTCCCCGACATCACAACCCGCATTCAACGCCAGTTCGTTGAACGATCCACGCGGGCACATTTTTCGTTTCATGGACAGCGCGGCCCCGCCCGACAATCCGGCGTTGAAGTATTGCGCGTGGATTCCTTGAAACGTGGCGTGTTTCGCGACGTCCAAAAACCATTCCGGCCAGTCGTTGACCATAACGTCCCGCAACAATTGCTTGTCGGCCGTTTTGTAGGTTCGGGTTTTCATCATTCGTCCCCTTCGTTGTCCTGGTCCAATTGTTCGACAATCCGACGCGCTCCCGCAATCAACGCGCGACCCGCTGCCCGCCCTTCGGCTTCCATAAAGTCGACATAGCTTTCTCCCATGTCCCGCATAGCGTCGGCAATGTCCTTCAGCGTCGCCCGTCGCCCGGACACTTCCACCTGATGCCCCTTGCCGCGCTTTCGCCACGTTGCGCCCCTGTTGATTTCCTGCCATTCCGGGTTGTCGAATTCGTAGTTTTCTGGATCTTCACGTTGCCACGCATACCACGATTTGCCCGCAACCGTTACGGATACCGTTTCTCCGGGACGACCGAACAACCCTTCGACAATCCCGGCCCCGTGCTGTTCCCACTCAAGTAGGAACCGAACCGGCACGTTGTCCCCTTCGTCGCCGGCGAAACAGTTGGCCATCCCGGCCGCGTCCGCATACGCCCAACACCTGCCCTTCGCGCTGTCCTTCACCAGAACGACGGCATAGCTTCTATGCGTCGCCTTTGGATCCATGTCTTCAACCCCCGGCGAGAAACCATAGTCCGAAAACCACTCCACAACTTCACGCAGCGTGTCGAAATGGCAGTGGTCGACCACGTCGGCCGCGCCTTCCGGCGCGTGCTTTATCACGCCCGCCGGGAAGTGTTCGATTGTCTCGATGTCCCATTCGTATCGTGCCATCATTCGTCCCCTTCGTTTTCCTGGTCGTAATCAACGACGCGCGGATCCGCCCCGGTCGCCTTCGTGATTGCGTCCGCAATGATCTTGTATCGCGTCGCGGCGTTGTCGACGTCGTCGACGCGACCGCCGACTTTCCACGCGAACTGGTATGCGTCGGCCAGTTCCTTCAATGCGGCCAGCATCGCCGGCGCGGCCGCGATCAATCGCGCGTTCGCGGCGTCTTCGTCCAGATCGACCCCGCGCACCGCCGCAAACCGCCCCGCCGCGTCGTCGTCGCCGATGTAGACAGTAACCCCTGATTGCTTTTCGATGTGTTCGTCTGTTCTGAACACTTCCCACGGTCCAGGCGTGTGTGTCGTTCGTTCCGCCATCATTCGTCCCCTTCGTTTTCCTGGTCATGCCCGCCGGGTTCGGCCCGGCGGGCGGGTTGTCAACTGTTATCGGGAAGGATGGGGAGAGTTCGACAAGTCCGGGTAGTAATTCCAGACCGGCGCCATTGCCATTTCGAACGCCGTGTCGTCGTCGCCATCTTCGATTGTTCCTTCGTCGATCATGTCCATTGCGTTGACCCAACCGGCGGTCAACAACTCGCAAATGTCGTCCGATTCGCAATTTTCGTCCAGCGTCCACCCGTAGACTTTTTGCATTTCGTCGAACAGACCCCACACGTCGTTCCACGTCGCACACAACCCGACGGCTTCTTTCCAGATTTTCGTCCGGTCGCCCGCGGCCTTTACCGCTTCCGTTTCCGCGATTTTCGCCGCTTCGATTTGTTGTTCGCGTCGTCGTTTTTCGTGGTAGTCCATTGTTTCCGCTTTCGTTTGTGTTGTTGTGTCGCCCGCACGGGCAGTATATAACCGATATCGGTTTATTCAACCGACAAAATTGTCTATTTTGGAATTTTGTCCAAAAAACCCATATCGGTTTTTCTGTGGCGCGGCGTTGTTTTTTCCGCGACCCAAACCCCGCGGGACCACATCCGGACGCCTTACAACGCAAATACGGACGCCGAAACCGGCCGGCCTGTCCCGCTATCGGCCGATTTCGCCGCCCGCGTCCGTATTCGCCCCGTGACGCGTTCGCCTACTTTCGGCGAATCAACACCGGGAACCGCTTCCCGTCCGGCGGACTGGCGGACTTGTTGCCGCCGGCGTCCTCGATTGGCATGGCGTCCAGGACCGCGGCCGTTGGCATTTTTGCCGCGGGATCCATTGCCCACAAAACGCCCGCCGACTTCGCCCACTTCCGCCAGCGTCGGACCGGCACGATTAGATTGAACCCTTGCACCGACGTTCCGCGAACCAACATTCCCACGATACGACCGTCGGCCATTGTGACAGCGCCACCCGACGAACCCGGAAACGCCGTAACCGTACACTGGTCGTAAATCACTTTGGACCCGCCGATAATGCGGCCCAACTGCGACATTGTGCCGCGCGTTACGGATCCGGCGCCGGGACTTCCCAACAGGCTTCCGCAATGCCACAGATCGGACCCGACCTTCGGCAACTGGTCGACCAGGAAGAACCGACAACTTGTCGGAATGAAACCCTTTTTCCGGACGCGCAACAACGCCAAGTCGTGTCCGTATGTCGCGTCGCTATACCGAACGACACGCGCGTCGATACTCAACCGCCCGACAATCCGCCCGTTTTCCAACAGGATCCGCACGACTTGCGCGTCGTCGAATTCTACCAGCGTTTTCTTTCCGCCCTTGCCGTCGACCACGGTACGCGTTTTCCGCAACCCGTCGACCACGTGCGCCGCGGTCCAAACCCACGTCACGCCGTCGCGGACGAACGCGATTCCGGAACCTTCAGCGCCTTTTGCCCGCACCGTTACCGAAATGTCCTGCAGGTATTTCGGCACGTCCTCGATTTTCGCGGCGTCCGCCGTCACGCCCATAGCGGCGACCATTGCCGCGGCGATAAATGTTCTCCGTTTCATTTCAGAACCCCCCTATTAGCATCCTTGCCAAATACGATCCGGCGACGACCGACTGAACAGCCGCCACCGTCACCAAACAACACCAACCCGCACGCGGCCAAGTGGACCGCATTGTCGCGACTATCCACAACACCGCGCCGGTTCCGGCCACCTTGCACGACACCAGTAATTCCACGCCGCCGGTTTCGATCAATGCCAACGCCAACGGATTCAATTCCACGAACGGGACTTCGTCGTCGACCAGGGAAACCCACGAGTCCAGCCCGGCGACCACGACAACCCAACACGCTAGAACGTGCCAACTCATTTCCCGCCCTTGCCATTGCCATTGCCGCCAAACCGCGGCCGGTTGCGCCAATCGGTCGTCCGGTCCGCGTCCGACAGGTCCAACAACCCCTTGCCCAACGCCAGCACCGCTTGCGTGATTCCTTGCCCGGTCGTCCCGTGTACGACGATTTCCGCGTCGGCTTCGTATCCGCGGAGTTCGTCCCCGACGGGGATTTCGTAACGAACCCGGATCCGGACCGGCGTTGGTTCCGGTTGTTTTTTTTTACTCTTGAACATTTGTCGAAACGTGTCCCGCGTACCCTTCGGATTCGTGCCACAGATAACATTCCGCGGCGCGTTTGTTGGCAACGTAGCCTTTTTGGAAATGCCAGGAATCGGTCCCCGACAGTGACGGCAACACCCGGACGCGAACGCCGCCGGTTTCGTCGGTTGTTCTGTGGACGGTTTGGCGCGCCCTATGGAAATGGCCTAGGTGGATTTCCCGCCAAGTCGTCGCCGCCCACAACGCCGGGACTTCCGCGGCCATGATTGCCGGCAAGTCCCTATGCGCTTCCTGGTCGCCGTGCGTGAACCCCAACAGGTTGCACCCGTGCCGGACATATTTTCGCGGCCTATGGTCGCGGTCGACCGTGACGTCGTCGGACGAACGGAACCACGCGTCGAGAAACCGCACCAGATAGAACGACGTCGACGGATCGTGGTTTCCCGGAACCCACAACAGGTCAACAGGCGCGACGGCCAAACACCGTTCGACCGCGGCGACCATTGCCGCGCAACCCGATTCGAACACACGCGAAAACGGCCCGTCCGAATCTTGCGGCGTTCCTTTCGCCGTGGTCCCGGACCAGTTGTCGACGTTGAAAAAATCATTGCCAACGGGAACCAGGATCCGCGACACGTCCCAATTAGTTACACGGTCCAGCAACGCCCCGACGGCGTCCTCGAAAATACGTTCCGCGGTCGAGACATCGAACGACGTTCCGTCGTATGCCAGTTTGCCGAAATGCACGTCGAACAACGACAGTTCCGCCAGATACGGACCCGCCGGCCGTGGCGCCTTCGGAACCGCCGGCACGTGTTCAGACATACGCGCAAACATTGCGTCCAGCGCGTCCGTAACGTGCTTCGCGGCGCGGCGCTTCAGCCACAACTTAACTTGCCACAGCGTCCGCGTTTCCAGGTCGTCCCCGACTTTCGCCGCGACTTCCCACGAATTGACGACTTGCCGGTCGATCAACCACACGTCGTCGTCGATTTCGGCATAAGCCAACGCGTCCGCCGGCGTGCGGATCCGTTCCGACACGGACGTGATTGTCGCCCCGTTCCCGGCCACGGAGTGTTCGAAACGTTCTTCCGTGTTTTTCTTCGCGGCGTAGATCTGGTCGTTTTGTAACTTGTTCTTAACCGACCCGTACGACCGCCCGATAGCGTCGGCGCAATCTTGCATCGACATTCCCGACGCCCGCAACCGTCGCAGTTCTTCGACGTCCGTGTCCGCCCATTTTTTTCGTTCCATCGATTGCCCCAATCGGATTCCGTTCCGACCCCCTGCACCGCCGGCCTAATCATCGGCCGCGCCTTCGCGGTACAACACCAACGCGATCACCGCATAGTTCGCCAAGTCAATTAACGAGTCTTCCACGCCTTCATTCGCCAGAGTCCCGGTTTGCGCGAACGACTTTAGGCGCGACATTTTGTCGTTAGCCCGCATCACCGAACCCAACCAACCAGGGATCCCAAAATCTTCCGACGCGCGCACGTTGGCGAACCCGTCGACTTCGGTTCCGTAGTCCTGTCGTTTGCGGTCGTGCAATTCCCGCATTTCGTCCAGGACGGCAGGGAAGTCGTTTTCTTTACTCATTGAACGTGTCCCAGTGCAACGTTTGCGGCCGGTCAAAAACCGGTTTGTTGTTTCGAATCGCGCGCCGGTTTGCTTCGGTTTCTTCGGTCCAGCCGGCCCGGATTTCGGCACACGCGGCGCGGATTTCTTCCGGCGTCGGCGTCGTCCTGGTTCGCGGATGTTCTGTTGTGTCCATCAATAATCCCTCAGAACCGCGTGACCGTCCTGTACCATTTTGTCACAAATTGAAATCGGACCCGCCGACGTCGCGACGAACACGTCCGCCAACAGTCTTCCGAATTTGCCCGACTTGTCTTTGAACGTCCGGACGAAAAGGTTTCCGGTCGGCCCCGCATAGTCGGCGATCAACCGGCGAAGATGGTTCGTCGCTTCCAGCCCCGCCGGTCGTTCCGGCCCGCGGGTTTCCGGCGCGTTGATTCCGCGGCCGTCGGACGCACATAGGCGCAGGCGCACGGGGTCCAGGTACACGTCCAGGCCGCAACTCAAACGAATGTCCAACGTGTCCCCGTCAATTACGCGCCGCACGGTAGCGGCGTACACGTAGAGGTCCGGCGTGGTCATATTTCCAACTTCCCCTTTCGACGCAATACGGGGAGTTCCACGACGTCGGCCGGCGCCATTTTCGCCGGTTCGGTCCACACGGGATCGTTGCACACATAACCCGCGCGCTTGAGACAATGCGCAACGAATTCAGAACAGAAAAACCGGTCCGGATTTGTGTCCGCTGGTCTATTCAGCTTGTCGACAACCAACCGAGAAACCCAACCCCAAGACCGGAGAAATTGCCAGGGAGACGCGTACCGCTTCCCCCAATGTTCGAACGCCGCCGAAATCAACGCGGACCTGTCGACCGCGTCGTCGGTTTTGTACCAGTCGACCCATTCGCCGTCGGCGATACGTTTTCGCAACGGATGCAAACGCACGCCGCCGGGTTCCATTGCTTCCAGGACCCCCAACCGGTCCCACTTCGGCAACCACACGGCAAACCCTACGTGCGAGACCCGCGCACGCGTCCGCCATTGAATCAACCGGGAAAACGCCGCGGTCCCGCGAAACGCCAACACGTCGCCGTCCCTGATTTCGTGTCGATGTGTTTTGTAATCCATTGAACAAACGTCCCTGTTTATTCGACCGGTTTGGCTTTCGTTATCACTGGTTCGCCGTCGACGCTTTCGACGGTTATTTCCCATTCGGCCGGCGCCGGCGTGTCCGGAACAACAGCCGCGGCCGGCTTGTCGACAAACGCCCCTAGCAACGACGCAACGCCCAACCCCGCGCCGCCGCCGCCCAACAACAACCCCGCGGCCAACGCCGCACCCTTCACCAACCCGCCGCCATTCGACACGTTGACGATTTGCGGTCCTTCCGACGGATACGCCGGCCCGACGTCGTACGATTCGTCTAGGCCCGCGTCCCGCGCGATTGCTTTTCGTCGGATTCTCATTCGTTCCGCCACGTCGAAAGACCACATATCAAGAAACGTATTCCGTCCCCGAAGATGCGCCGTCGCCGCCCGTTCGAAAATACTGGTTTTGGATTTCATGTATTGCCACCCTGTCGAGTTCCGCAAGTTCGTCCGCGGATTCCTTCGCCATACGACGCGCCGCCAGGACCACCGCGACGGCTTCTATTTGCCGGCCGCGGTCGTCCAGGTCGACCAGTCGTTCCGCTTCCCTGCGGTCGTCTTCATTCGCGAACACTAGGACGGCGCCACGGGGTTGATAGGACTTTCACGGTAGGCAAGTTGCCGCGTGGCAAATGCTTCCGTTGGATCCGTTTCCGCGTAGACTTTTCCGAACACGCGGTCGATCAACGCCAACGAAAACAGCGACGAGTCGGCTTGGCGACGTATCCCCATTGCCACGTCCGCTTCAAGGATTGATTGCAGGTTCACGCGCGACGCGTTGTCTTCACTTGCCATTAGTTGTTCCTTTTCGAGACAGGACTAACACGAACCCGCAACGTGGCGCGGAAACGCCCGCGCCAGTTTTCGAGTTCCACGATTCGTTTTTCGATTGCCGCCAACGCCGACGGATCCAAACCCGGTCCAGGTTCGCCACGCGGTCCCGCTGGTCCCGCCGGCCCTGGTTGCCCGGTTCCCGGTTTCGACTTTTCGAGTTCGGCAATTCGTTTCTTTAATTCGAGGATTTCGCGCGTGCGGTCCTTGTCGCCCCAACTTGCCGGACCGCTTGAGAATGGCCACGCGAACGCCAACGGCGTAAACGGCGGAACGGTCGTCCGTGACCGTGGCGCCAGAATGGCCACCCGGAATTCCGTTTCCGCCCGCCGCAGGAAGGTTCGTAGTTCCGCCAACGGCGCCGCGTACATTTCGACGTCGTCGGTTCCGTGCGTCGCCACCGCAACCAGTCGACCGCCGACGAATACGCCGGACCCGCTGGACCCGTTCCGGAATTTCCCGCGCAAAACGTCGAACGCCCAACGGTCCCGCGGTAGGTTCGTGATTCGTTCCGGACCGCGGAATTTTAGCCGGACGGTTTCCGGTCCCTTGTTGCGCGGGTATCCAATCGACACAAATTCCCCCGGCGGACGGGACGGCGGAACAGTCGCCACGCCCGTGACGTCGACCGACCGCACGCGCACCAGGGACAGGTCCGCGTCCGTGTCTTGCATAACGACCAGCCCCGCGCCGCGTTTGCGTTTGTCGCCGGTTACGAATGACACCGCTTGCCCGTCTTCGAAACAATGCGCCGCGGTAACAATCCACGCGCGCGCGCCGTCGACGGCCACAACGGTTCCGGAACACCCGTCGACGTGGACCGACGCGGCGACGTATGCCGGCACGTCGTCGGCCGCGGCGCACCGCGTGAACAACAACAGCAAAACCAGCGCGGTTATTTTGTGGCGAACCATTCCAGTCCTTTAATAACAACGGGAATTGCCACAGTCACAACTATCCCAATGGTCCGGATTTCCGTTCGCAGTTTGAGGATTTGCGCGTTGATAGAATCGGACCCTTGCCAAATCATTTCGTCCAGATGGGACAATCGTTCCGTGTGCGAATCGACCACACGCCACACTTGCCCGGTAGTGTGGTCGTCGCCTAGATCGGTCTTTAGCTTCGCCTCGATGTCCACGATTCGCCGTTCCAATTCGTCCATCTCAAATCGTTACCCCGCCCGGCATCCGCCCGGCAATCTTCACCAAATCCGCGCGCGTGTACACGATGTTGTGTTGTCGATGGAATTCCGTTGGGAAGAAATCCACCACGCGGTTCGCTTGGAACCGCACCGGACAATCAATAAACCGGTTCTGCGATTGCCGCGTGTAATACCAAAACGAATTCGAGTTCCAGAACGACACGTGCGTCGGATCCTGGAACGCGCCGCGTCCGTCCGTGGACGGCGTTTGCGTTAGAAACCAACCGTTGTCGCCCAACACGCGCCACGCTTCCCGCATAACGTGCTGCGGATCCCGCAAGTGTTCTAACGCGTCGTGTGCGCGAATCACGCCGACGGTCCCGTCGTCAAACGGCCACCGTTCGTTCAAGTCCGCGACGACGTCGGCGCCGTGCAAGTCGACGGTTTCGTAACCGTCCGTTCCGTTGATTGCCCCGCACAAATCCAGCAACCGCAACCCCGACCCCCGCGCCCAGCGTTCCGCCATTGGGTACACGTAGCGGTCGTGCAATTCCAGCGTTTCGGTTTGGATCCGGCCGTTTTTGGAACCGGTCGACGTGTTGTCGCCGTGGTGGTGTTGCACGTACAAACACCGGTCGACGTGGCGGACGTTGCCCTGGACGAACGTTCGACACAACAATTCCTGGTCGTCCAGGACGTCCCGCGCGGGATCGTGTCCGCCGATTCTATGATAAAAACTCGCCCGCCACGCGCGGACGTGGTTTGGCGCGTACCATATTTTCGAGAACGACATCGGCGACGGCGGGAACGCGATTGTTTCGATATGGTCGTCCCGGCCAGCCCACGAAAACGGCCGCGACTTCCAGCCGAACCGTTCGTTATAGGTGAACGGTTGCCCGTCTTTGATTTCGCAGGAATTCGAATACGCGAAATCGACAGCCGGATCGTCGAACGCCGCCGACAAGTGTTCCAGGCAATCCGGCGTGAGTTCGTCGTCGTGATCGACTTCGACCAGGATGTCGCCGGTCGCCGACATTGTGGCAAACCGTTTCAGTTCGCCGACGGAATCCGTGTCGGAACGATACGCGGCCAGCTTCGCCGACTCCCCGGCCCACACGCGGACGTCCTGGACAGTCGCGCCGTTGTTAGGCGCCACCACCCATTCGAAGTCCCGGAACGTTTGGCGTTCGATGGAACGCGCCAAACGGTCCAAGTGGGACACGTTGTGCGTCGGTGTGAATATGGAGAATCTAGTCGTCATGCGCGCACATCCATTCCGGCATCGGTCGAACGACATAGTCGGCCGGCCGGTCGATATCGTGGTCGGCTTGCCACTCGGCTTGTTCGGCGGACCTTTCTTCGGCGCGTCGTGCCTCCGACGCGTCCCAATCTTCGGCGGTCAACGCCGCGTCGCCAATCAATCCACGCCGCGCGTTGTATTCGTCGAAGGTTTCGCAAACGACACATTGTCGTTCCAACGGATCCACCGGCATGGCGTCGCCGGCGAACATTCGGTCGACCAACGCCGACTGGCGCGAACGGTTTGTAAAACGAATGACTCCGGCGAATACGTTTAGTTCCCGGTCGACTTGCGGTAGGGGATCGTCGTGGTCGATCAACCATTCCGGACAGTCGAACGCGTGGCGCGTCAATTGCGTTTCGGTCCCCATTTCGTTTCGCACGAACAGTTCCGCCGACGGCGAACCCATCATCGACGAATCTTTGGAATACATTTGGACGCGGTTCGACGGACTTGAACCGGGCGCGGTTCCATTTTGCAGGACCAGGGTTCGCGTTGCCGACGTGCCGATCCCGATTCCGGTCGACCCAATATGGACGTTCGCGTCGTCGGTTAGGACCAGCCCGCCCGACGTCCCGGTGACCAGTTGAAAGTCCCCGGTCCCGGCCTTGTACCGCAACCGCGCAGCCGTTGGTGCCGACTCCGTTCCAAAGTAGATCGTTTGATTTGCCGAACCGTCCGGGGTCAGGAACGACATTCCGACGGATCCGGAATTCTCGACGACAATATCGTCGGCGGACGTCGACGCGGTCACGGTCCCGGCGGACGCCGTGTGAACGTGTAGCGACCCGTCGGCGTTGTTCGAGTTTATCCCGACACCAATCGGCCAAAGCATTTGGTGGCCATTCATGTCAAGATTGCCGCCCAATTGCGGCGTTGTGTCCTCGTCAATTCCGGTCATTCCAGACCCGGAATCGCCCTGAGGACCAGACGCGCCCGCGTCACCTTGCGGACCCGCTGCACCTGTCCCGCCCGTACTACCCGGCACGCCCTGGTTTCCCTGAGGACCGGCACTCCCGGTACTCCCCGGCACGCCCTGGTTCCCCTGAGGACCGGCACTCCCGGTACTCCCCGGCACACCCTGGTTCCCCTGAGGACCGGCACTCCCGGTACTCCCCGGCACACCCTGAGGACCGGTACTCCCCGGCACGCCCTGGTTTCCCTGAGGACCGGCACTCCCGGTACTCCCCGGCACGCCCTGGTTCCCCTGAGGACCGGCACTCCCCGGCGCGCCCTGATCCCCCTGAGGACCGGCACTCCCCGGCACGCCCTGGTTCCCCTGAGGACCGGCACTCCCGGTACTCCCCGGCACGCCCTGCGGACCCTGCGGACCGGCACTCCCCGCGTCGCCCTGGTTCCCCTGCGGACCTTGCGGGATCGTAAAATCGAAATCGTACGAACACGAACCGCCCGCCGTGACTGACACCGCCGCCGAACCGCCCGACGTCGTGTTGACCGTCCCGACGGCCACCGTTGGACACGGACCCGCCGCGCCCGTGTCGCCCTGGTAACCCTGGTTCCCTTGCGGACCAGCCGGCCCCGCGGCGCCCGTGTCGCCTTGCGGACCCTGCGCACCGGACACCGTGCAGTTGTTTTCGATCCACGTGCAATCGATGTCGAGTCCGCAACCCGACGCCGCCGCGGTTAGGCCGTTGCCCGCCAAATCGGCCGCGGCGACTTCTACGCCGCCACTTCCGTTTATTTGGAGACCGCATCCGGCTATCACGTACAGCGTGCAAGTCCCAGACACGCCGATCCCGTCGCCGGCTAATTCGGTCGCATTGACCGCCACGCCGCCGGACGCGTTTATTTCCAGGCCGCAACCGGCAACGACGTCGAGTTCGCACCCGCTGCCGCCCGGCGTCAATCCGTCCCCGGCCAAATCGGACGCGGTAACCTCTACGCCGCCGGCCGCGTTGATTGCCACACCGCAACCCGCCGTGACGTTTAGCGTACACGTCCCCGACACGGACAGCCCGTCGCCGGCCACCGTCGTGGCGTCGAAGACAATAGAATCTCCCGACGTCGTCAACCCGCACCCGTAGTCCACGTCTAGCGTACACGTCCCGGACTTCGCGAGTCCGACGCCGGCCAACGTCGTCGCATTTACGGCGACCGCGTCGGCCACCAATTCGATTCCACAACCAGGATTGACCACCAACGTGCAATCGCCGGTCGTACCCAGACCGTCGCCGGCCAGCGTAGCCGCGTCCACGTGTAGCGTCGTCGTTCCGTCCGCCGTCGTCGTCCCCAGGCCGCAACCCCATTCCGGGTTTTCGTCTCCTTCGCCGGACGATTTCGCGATGATTTCGAACCGGCCCGGCGGGACACGATCCGGCGCAGGTCCGCCACCGTCGTCGTTGAAGACGTCACAACGCGCCGACGATGCCGCTGCCCATTCGCAGAACACCAAGTCGTCGACGCTTAGACTTAGTCCGAATATGTTGAAGGCTTCGAAACTCGACGGCGTGACCCCGGAACCCGTGCCGAGAAACCGCGTAACGTTTACACATTCTTCCGACGACGACGCCGTCGCAACTTTTGCCGTAAAGTGTTGAACGCCGCCACTGATCGCGTACCACTTCCCGTCCAGGCTAACACACGACACCGCGGAATCGTCGAACGCGACACCCGTGAAAAGTTGCCCATATACCTTTTCCGTCGAACCGGAAATCGTCCAGCTTTCCGGAGTTGTTGTTGTGTCCCAGGCAGTCGCCCGGAACGCGTCAACGCCCGACGTGTCGCCTTGTTCCAGGTGTTCGTCCAGAAAAAATACCGCCACGTCGTCGGATGTAGTGTTCCCCAACCGCACGACCGCCCACGCCGTCGCCGGAAATGATCCGGACGCGTCGACCGTGATGTCCAGAATTTTCGCGGATCCCCGGTCCGTCGCGGTCAATTTCGTAGACTCGCCGGTTTTTACGTCGGCGTAGGTTTTCGTTTCAAAGTCCGGGACTTCCACCTGGACCTGCACCACACCGGAAACGACGGCGCGCCCGATTTTCCCCGCGGCCACTGGTTCCAGGAACACCACCGGCGTCCCCTGGTCGCCCGCCACCGGCACGCGTCCGGTTAGCGCGACACGTTGCGCGAATTCGTCCGCGTTCGTCGCGTGGTCGATAATCGACCCGTCTACGGCCAACACGCCAAACCGGTTCACGTCCACCGCGGAACCGTTTTGCACCAATACAACGCCGGCGTTCCTGGTGACTTCGTCCGCGTTACGTCCGGTCGATTGGTGGCGGTCTAAATAATGCTGCGCCGAATCGACGAACGTGTTGAACGTCCGCGCGGGAATTTTCAGAGGATCGCCGGCGTTTACTTTTCGCATTAGATCCCCAACCCCGACAGGTCGGAATAGGTGTAGACCTGTTCCACATAGGCCGCGATCGGCTTTTTAACCAACCGCTTCGCGGTCGTGTCTTCGGCGTCCTCATAACGGACCCACAGATAGTCCCAACCGCGTTTCGTGATTCCCGTGATGGATCCGACGGACAGGCCCGTCGCGTTCGGTTGCGCCGCGAAGTTGTAGGTTATCGACCAATCGTCTTCGCCCTGCTGGGATCCCGACGCGCCCAAAAACAGACATTCGCCCGCCGCCATTCCCTTAAAGGTTCCATTGTTTACGCAACCTGTAAGCCCCATCAGCGTTAGCTTGTACGCGGCCGTAACGGTCGTCGTGGACAGGTCGTGCGTTTCGCTGAACCGGTATTGTGGGATAGTGACGTCGACGCCCTCGACCGACTCATTCGTCACGCCTATAAGGTTTCCGAAGTCCGGCGCCGTACCGCTTGCCGCGTAACTGTTCACCGTGGCAATGCTGTTAGTTATGTGAGTGGTCCCGCCGCCCGTGTCGAAATCGTACGCGCCGGACTCCGTCGGGTTTTGCCCTTTCCGGATCCCGTATTTAACCGCCGCGTTCCACTCGTTTTCGCCGACGCGTTCCAGCGTAATCGTTTGGCGGTACAGCGTCCGGCTTTGCGCGTCGAAGACGTAGGATTCCGGCGACGTCGACACCACGGCGTTATAGGCGTCGTTGTCTTCGTCCGTGCCGTCGACCAGGTATTCCAGCGTGACGGTTGCGGAGTCCGCGGAAATGGACCGTTTTCGACTGTCCCACTTTTCGGTTACCGTTACCGTCATCGTTCCGCCCCTAGGTTGTGAACAATACGCCGCGCGACTCGGCTAGCTTTTCGTCGATCGCCTTCGTGTTAGCCGCGGTCGATTCGGTCGCTTTTGCGGTCCGTTCAGCCGGCCCGCCGGATTGCATCCCTCGCAACGCGAACGCGGAAAACGTTCCGCGGGTTTCGGCCGCGCGCCCGGCGACGCCCATTCCGCCGCCGATCTTCGATTGCAATTCCGCCAGCGTCGGCAATGCGTCGGGTTCCGTCGTGTCGGTTGGTCGCCCCTCCCGCGCGCGGTCTATCGCTTTCTGCCAGTCCGATTTCGCGGCGTCCAGGTCGCGTTGTGTCCCGTCCATTGAATCGGCGTGTTTGCGGTCCCGCGACGCGTTCCGACGGCGTTGTTCGTCGTCCAGTTCCGACAGCGTCCCTTTTCGCTGGTCTTCTATTCCCGCCAAATTTTTTCGGCGGTCCCGGTCGCGGTCACCTACGCCGGACAGCATTGAATCCCGGCCCGCTTTGTTCCCGGCCGCGACTTTCCTGTCGATGTCTTTTTGTTGCGCGGTCGTGTCTTCGCCGGTTACCAAACTCTTTAGCTTTAGCCAGCCCTTTTCGATAAACCCAATCGAAGTCCGCCACCCGCTTTGTAGCGCGTTGAGAAATAGCGCCCACACGTCTTCCATGAACCCGACGGCTTCCACCCATCCGGACGACATAGCCGACGTTGCATTGACCAGGATTTTGGACGCGTTGAAAGTCGCGCCGGTCCACACTTTCGAAAAGAACGTGGCACACTCTTGCCATATCCCGTTCAGAAAATGTACGCCTTTTTGCCACTCCATTTTCAACGTCAACCACAGGATTTTCGCGGCCAACCCAATGTCCCCCGCCGCCAGCGCGTCCGCGATTCCACCGAACGACGCTAACGCGTCCGCCTTCAAATCCCGGAACCGGTCGCCCAACCAGGACAACGCCGCACCGCCGGCCGCGGTCGACGTGAGGAACCACGTGGCCAGCGCCGTGAGTCCGGCAATAACCAGTCCGATAGGCGACAGCAGGAACGCAACCAATCCCGCGATTTTGACGAACGCGACGCCGATAAGCCCGATGACACTTACAACGCCGCCGACAACAGCGCCCAACCCGGAAAACACCGCACCAACGGCAACAACCGCGGCGCCGCCGACCAGTAACGCGCCCGCCATTTTCGCGACGGACACGACAAGCCCCTGATTTTCGCGAACCCATTTGGACACGTTCGCGACGGTTTCGGAAACCCGTTGCGCGAATTCCGTTAGGGATCCCGCCAATGCCGAACCGATATGGAACACGCCCGCCTTCGCCGCGGACCACACGTCGCCCAATGCGTCGGACAGTTTCGCCGCGGCGTTCGCGTCGTCCTGGGACATTGTGATTCCGAGTTCCTGCGCCTTTTTGCGTAGCTTCGCCATTCCCGCCGCGCCTTCGTTCAGCAACGGAATGAGTTCCGCGCCGGCGCGGCCGAATATCATTTGTGCAACTGCAGCCTTTTTCGTCGGATCCTCTATCGCGGCGATTCGTTCCGCCATCAACGTGAACTGGTCCTCTGGCGACATTCCTTCCAGTTGTTGCGCGGAAAGTCCCAACATTGCGAAACCGTCGACGGCGGTCGATAGACCGCGCTTGGCGTCGACAAGGTTCCGTTGCATCCGCCGGATTCCCTTTTCGAGAGTCCCCAAATTCGTTCCGGAACGTTCCGCGGCGAACCCCAATTCCGACAACGCTTTCGCCGACATCCCTGTCCGCGCGGACATCTTGTGGATTGCGTCGCCCATCTTCGTGAATTGACGAACCGCAAGAATCAACGGCGCGGCCAGCCCGGCGCCCAGCGTCATCATTCGCATTCCCAGCGCGGTCACACTCGCGCCAAACGCTTTCAACTTCGCCGACAATTTCTTGAGACCACGCGTCAATCTGTGGTCGTTCAACCACATCTCTACAAACGCCGCACCCGCGCGAATACCACCGGCGCCCGCCATTACACACTCTCCCCGACCACGTCCGGATTTTTGCGGTCAATGAACACGTCCCGCAGAACCGTAATCGGCGCCCCGCGGACTTTCTGGCGTCGTTTCGTCAACGGGTTGAAGTCCGCCGGCTTCACTGCCTTTGATCTTTTCGGATCCCTGTTGACGCTTGCGATTAGCCACAGAACGTGGGACGTGTGGTTCCACATTTCGCGTTGTCGTCCGTCGACCATGTGGACAAGTTCCCGCAACGTAAACGGACCTGGATAGACGCCAACGACGCCGGCCAGTTCAAAGATTATTTTCCAAATTCCGCCGCCAGTTGTTCGCGTAGCTTCGTCTCGAAATCCGTGTCGTTTATCCGTTCCAGCGCCGCCCCCATTGCCACCGCTTCCAGATCCCGCATTTTCTCCAACGCTGCCGCTAGAATCTTCCTCTTCGCTGGCGGGAAAAAATCCACGATTTCCGACAACAACGCGTCCGCGGCGTTGTGAATCGCGTCCCCCGCCATTGCCCGCCCGAATTCCTCATCGGACACGCCTTGCTTGTCCGCTTCGGGTTTGCAAACGACATAAACCACGTCACAGACCAACACCGGATCCGCCACCAAACGTTCGATCAAATCGCCGTCGACCACGTCCAGAAGGTTGACGTCTAGCAACCCCTGTACGCGTTTGATTGTGTCGACGTTGACCTGTACCGCCCATGTGCGGCCGGCGTTGTCTGCGAACGATTTCAAGACGCGCCTCCCTGGTTAGCTTGCCGTATACCACGCCGGCGCGGCGCCACCGGTCGACGGCTTCGTCGGCTTGGCGGACACTGAAACGGTCAACGCGTCTTCCAAGCCTTCGTTTCGCGAGAACGACATGATCGACATTTCAGCGCGCAAACCCTGCGAACCGGACGTGGCGTTGTCGCCGTCCAGCACCAAAAATTCGATATTGGTTCCCGCCGTGAATGCGGTCTTGATTGCGGCGAAATGCGTTCCGGCCGAATCGTAAACCATCTCGAATTCCAGCGACGCGTCCCGCAGCGTGGCGATTGATTCGCGCCAACCGGCCGCGGCCCTGGTCGTAACGTCGGCCTCGCCGGTTTCCATCGACAGCGTCACGTCCCGGACGCTATCCACTTCCACCCACGTCGGCGAAGCATAGGTTCCGGAGTTTCGATACATCTTCGCATTCATTCCAAGAACGACGGCCATTGTGTTTCCCCTTATCGAATAGAGTTCCGCCAAAGCGCGGCGAAGTTTGGTTGTTCTTCTGCCAGTGCCGGCCCCATATACGGACGCGGCGCGATTGTGCGGCGTTGGCCGCGAATGGTTGCCGAACCGCCGAATTCCAACGTTGACGGCGCGTTTGGATCGTCGGAACGGATGCGCGCAGGACCAACGACGACGGATTCCGTTCGTGAATCAAAAGAAAAGAACAGGAATTTTTTCAGCGTTCCGGTTTGCGACCGTGGCGGATCCCCCGGCCGACTGGACGCTAGCGGACGTTTTGGCCTTGGCAGCCCCGCCAACTTGTTCGCCACCACCCGCCGTTCGTACGAACGGCGTTCGTCGGGGGTCATTTCCCCCACTGTTTTCATTCGCGGTTTTGCGATGGATTTTTTTGCCGTCCTGCGCACATAGGCGCCCTGTTTTATCAACGGCTTTATTTTTGACTTGCTAACTCGCCGCAATACTTTTTTGCGGTCGAGAAATTGACCCTGGACCGCTTTCAAATCCATTCCGATCATCGGAACACCCTATAGGCGAGACGAACAACGGAAGTAAATTGGCGAAACTTCGACATATGGTCCGGCGCAAAAATCGGATCGACAGTCGTCCGCACCCAATGCGCCGACGTGTAACCCGCCAAACCCGCGCCCGTGAATTCGTCCGAAACTTCCTGGACCAAATCCATTAGCGGATCGATTGTCGTATTCGCGTCCGACGAAAACCGTTTCTGGATCCCGACGTCGATTGTGTATTCGTGTTCCGTGTCGGCACGGTTCACCGGCGAAATGTCTTCCGACGACGGGACAACCGTGACGTGCAACGTGTCCATATCTTTCAGACGATAAATCGGCGCGTATTTTCGAACCGCCGTGAACGATTGCGTAAACGTCGCAGCGTTTAGCTTCGTTACCACGGCGTCGGCGATACTGTTGACAGCGGCCATTAGGTTTCGTCAATCAATTTTGTGTGAATGCGCCACGTGTTTCCGTGCCGGTCCGACGGCCGGTAGGGTTGGTCAGCGCCGGCGGACATAACTTCGTAAACGTATGTAGTGGACCCGCGCGTTTCGCTGATTTGGTCGCCGGCTTGCGGTTCGACTGTGACGGAATCCAACACGAGTTCCGACACCTTTACGATGTAGTCGCGGACCCTGGACACGACAGTCGTCCCGCCGTATTCGTCCGCGACTTCCAACCGCGTGTCCCCCACCAACGCCGTGACGGTTACCGTGTCGGATCCCCGCGCGTAACTTACCGACACGCCCGCGACCGCTTGCGCGGTCTTGAACGCCAGGGCATACGCCGAAGAAAACGACACAACAATTCCCCGAAACCAAACGGACATCCGGGAACCGGGACGGGAGTGGCAACCCGTCCCGGCCCCGGACGACCAGGAACGCCCGATTAGCTAACCAGCGTCTCGACATCCGACACGCCGTCGGACACGATCACCGGAACGCCGAACGCTTCCGACGGGAACGGCGCAGGCGCGCCGGTCGCGTTGGTGGCGGTTCGCGACTGCTGAAGTTGCTTCAGCGAACGACGCGACATCACCAGATAGTTGGGTCCGCGGCCGGCCGGGAACACCGACAACAGGTCGGCGATCATCGAGTCCGACAGGGTTTTCCCACTGTCTTCGGTGACGTTGGCCAAACGACCGACGCTATACTTGCCGCCGATTTGCAGGCCCAACCATCCCTGGATCGGCGTGTAGTACGCCGGGTAGGAACCAGTCGAAGAACCGGCGAGACGTTGGACGACGGAATCGCCAATGTCAATTTTGCCGTTGTCGCCGGCAATCGCCACACAATCATTCATATCGCCGGCGGACCGAATGGCCCACACGGACGACGCGGTCGAGTCCGTGGTTCCGCCGCCGTTGACGACCATATCATCGGCCACGGCGTTCAGGTTGCCGTCGTCCGGCAAACCGTTGAACCCGTCCGCTTCGTTCCCAGTGCCGGAAAGGATTTGTTTTTCGGCGTGGAAAAATGCGGACTTGAGATGCCGCGCGGCCTCGCGACCAATGTAGGCTTCCGGCCCGCCGATGTAGGCGTCGGCCAGCGCTTTGTCGATTGCGAAACTTGCGTCCAGAATTTTCAAGTTGATGGTGACCAGCGTGTCGGCGGACTTCGTGTTTTCGAGTCCGTCATTCACGGCGCGGAAACCGACGACAGGCGCCGACGTTTCCTTGACGTATTTATGATCGGTCCCCGGAACGACGTCCGCGGCCAAACGTGCCAACAACGGCGCGTCGTCCAGCAAATCGGAAATGTCCCGGTCTGCGAGATTGGCGTCGTTGATCGTGGTCAGATCGGACAGTGTCAAGAATGCGTCGGCCATTGTGTTTCCCCTTCGGAATTTTCAGACAAACCGGACCCGTTGCCGGTCTTTAGTTGTTGTTGATTCGAACAGCCCGCCGCAGAACAGCCGCGGCACGCCCCATACGTCGCGCGTCCGACGAAATTTCGTCGGCTTCCCCGTCCGCTTCGCCACCAAACGAAATCGGCGTGTCTTCGCCGGCGGACAGGTCCGCCCGCATTCGTTCATTGTCCGCCCGCAACTTCGCGACTTCGGATTCGAGGCCGGCCACGTAGAGTTCGCGCGCGTCGTCGAACGACTTGCCTTCGGCGAACCAGACACCGCCCTGGTCCCCGAATGCGTCAAGAAACTGTTGACCGTCGGGAACGGTCGACGCTTCGACGGTTTCGGCGGTTTCGGTTTCGACGGTTTCGGCGTCTTCGTCGATTGCGTCAATCACGTCAGTCGGATCGCAATCGTCGCAACCGCCGCAATCGTCGTCCGTGGTTGTTTCTTCGGCGACGACTTCGTCGACTGTCGTTTCGGTTTCTTCGACGGTTTCGTCGACCGTTGTTTGTTCGTCCATTTCGGTTTCCCTCTTTGTGATTTCCAGGCCATGCCGGGACAAGAACCGCGCGACAAATCCCGCGACGCGTCCCGGATCAATATCGAAATTCGAAAGTCTTGGCGCGTCGCTTGTCAGTCCCAGCGCGAACGACAACAGGCTGTCCGCTTCGCCGGCGATTTCGTCGCCACGATGGAACAAACCCGACGGGTTCGCGGCCGGTTCGTCGACGACGTCAACGGCGCGAATGTCTGCAAGTCGCGCGTGTGGCAGATTGGCAGCGTTCGCCGGATCCGGCGACGTTTCGTTGTTCGCGGCGTGTTCGCGTTCGGTTTCCGGATCCGACGAAAACACGATCGATAGGCCGAACATATCGGGTTCGATTTGCGCCAAGTCCATAACGTATTCGGCCAAATTGCCGTCCGGCGTTTCGTGTGCGGTCTTCGAAATATGCAAGTCCCCGCGGACGACGTCGCCGTCGACGGATGCGCCGCGGACGCGCCCTAGATATTTGCCCATTCCGTCGCCGGACAATCCCGGATGTGTGAAACGGGACTTAAGCCCGCGGTCGGCCGCGTTGATTGCGTCGGCGGACTGGTGCAAAAATTCGCGGTCTATCCACACGCCGTGTCCCAACGCTTCGCCGCGCGTGATGATCGCAACGCCACGAATCAACCCGGCGCCCTGGTCGCCGCCGTCGCGGTCAACCGCCGGCGTGGTGGACGTCTTGGCGACCGTCGAACGGAACAACGTGGACGGACTCGACAGGTTGTATTTGCTATTCGTCATTTTCGGCCCCTTCGTCCACGACTCCCGGCGCGGCGTCCGCGTCGGCCAACAAACCGCGTTCCTCCAACGCTTCCCGTTCCCGTGCCAACTGGTCGACAACGTCGATCCAGTCGTCCCCGTATTTTTCGGCGCGGATTTCGGATCGTGTGCGCAGTCCCGCGTTGATTGCTTCAACGTCGCCGCGAATTTCCTTCGCGGGATCCCACCACGCCAACCCCGCGGGAATCCATTCCCAATTCAAGTCCGACACGCCGCGGCCAGCCGGCAACGACAACACGCCGTCGTCGATCCAAAGAGACATCCGCCACGCGGTCAACTTCCGCAACACGTCCCGCACGTCGGCCCGCTTCGCTTCGCACGCCTTTTGATAGTGCAGCAACGCGCCGCGGGATCCGTAGAAGTTCGTAAACGATTCATCGAAAAACGAAAACGGAATGTCCAGGGACTTCAGCGCCACGGAAATCATTAGTTGTGCGAACGACTGGAATTCGGTCGCCGGCGTTTTCGATTCCAGGAATTCGGCCTTGTCGCCGGGTTCCAGGTCCAACAGGACCGGACCACGCCCGAAGTCGACTTCGTACGGATCCGTTGAATTGTCCAGCGTGCCGGCCGCGTCCAACGCTTCGCGGTAAAACACCAGCCCGAACATTTGCGAAACTTTGGCCTTGGCCAGCGCGTAGTCCGCCGCTTCGTAAACGTCGCGGAACACGTTGACAGCCGGCGCCAACGGTGACACACCGCGGACCTGATCGAACCGGTCGAAAAAACCGTGGTGGATTACATTTCGCGCGGCGACAACGCGGTCCATTTCGAGACCCTTGCCGCCGCGGACGCGTTTGTGTACCGCGAACCCCAAAGCCCGCCCGGCGTCGTTGACGTTGACACCGTGGACCCACGTTGCGCCGGACCGCCCCGTGTCGTCGCGCGGATCGATCACGCGGTCCGACTCAATCGCTTGCAACTTGCCGCGGACGCGTTGCCCGGTCAATTTCAACAGGAACACGTCCCCGTCGACGGTTCGCCGTTCTTCGGCAAGTCGCAGCATTCGCGGGAGTCCGTGACGGCCGGCAACGTCGCAGTTTTCCGGACGTTGCCACCAGGACATTAACCGTTCGATTTCGCGGTCCAGCCCGGCGTCCCCGGTCCGGCTTTGAAACTTGAACGACGACACGAAATCCAAATGTTTTCGAATCGCCCAGGCCGCAATCGAGAAATTGCGCGACAGGTCGCGCGCGGCGCCCTGTAAAACCTTCCGCTTCGACGCGGTCAACTTCGCGTCTTCGGAAGACAGCGCCGACGACGCCGCTTTCCGTTGATTTTTGGACGTGGCCGCCCCGTCGTAACTAAATCGTCGCAGGAGTGAATCTAGCATTGGCTAGAACCCCGCAAGAGTGATACGCGTGGCGACCGGCCGACGGCCCTTATCGGAATCGTCGTCGGCCATCAGTTCGCGGAGTTCGCGGCGCAATTCGTCGAAATCATAGACAATCGTTTGTCCGTCGATTGTCACTGTTCGCGCGCCTTGCCTTAAGACTGCGCGAATCTCGGCGATAGCTGTCGAATTGTCGGCCATGAAATCTCCGCACAACTGGTCCACCTATTGGACGCGCTGTGCAGGGATTCCAGCAGGCCAAGAAATTAGCATAAGGATTTTATTCCAGTTCGGGCCGCATTTCGAAAAACTGGTCAATCCTATGCTGTCCACACGTCGCGCACGACGTCCGCCGCCACGACACGCAGTTGTAGAGGTTGCCGTCCTGGTCGACGCCGCCGGATAGCATCAGTCGCGGTTCGCCTTCGTATTTCGTCCGATCCGTGGACCCGCACATTTTGCAACGCGTCAACGCACCAGGAACGACGTCCCGTTGTTTGTTTTTCGCGCCGGCCGGACGCCCGCGTTTCCGCGTGGTTGTCCGTTTCGGTTTTGCCTTCGTCGCCTTTTTTTTCGCCATCCGTGACGCCCCTTTCACCAGTTAACAACCGCTTTCCGCCGTGTCGGTTTGCCGGATCCCTTGACCGCCGGCGCCGTTCCCGGCAACACGCAACCCGTAACACTCGCAGCGACCGCGGATCCGACCAGACAATCGAATAGGTGGTTGTCGGGACGTTCCGGCCGCAACTTCCATTCGTCGACGACACGTCCGCGCCCTTCGGTCCGCACGCGGTATTCTGCGACCAAATGGTCGGACAACATTCGATGTTGTGCGGGACGTTTGCCGAACAGCGACAACGCCCCCTTGTCCCCTAGCGGAACCGTTAGTCGACCGTGGACAAAAGACTTCCAGTAATTCGCGTCAAACGCCACGTGGCGCGCCGTCCTGGTCCCCTGGATCGACGGGATCCGCCAGTTGTGGCCCAAACGGTCGCCGCGTTTGCGTTTGTATTCGCTGAACGGTTTCGACGACGCCCCGACGTATCGACCGTGCGCCGGCATTACCGCCGCGTTGTTCGTGGCGCGTGCGAATTGGTAGACAACGTCGGTTTGCCAGTTTGCGTCCACCAACAAACGACCGATTTTCAATTCGGCGCCGTCCTCCCGTTTCCACGCCCGCGAACACAATTCGTCGGCGCACGCGTTGAGACCGGCGAATATGGCGCCTTCGATCCCGGCGCCGCGGAACCGTCGGCCCAACGTCTTGGACACGTCGGCCAACGCCCAGTATTCGCGGCCCTGGTCCGGGAATCCGCCATAGTCCAAAACGTATCCCGTGAAATCGTCGGCCCACGCCGCGACCAGCCAGAACAAACACCGTTGTTGGACGTCCACAAACGCGGTCACGTTGTCCACGTCGACAGGCAACACGCCACGGCCTAGCCCGTTGCATTTGGTCGCGATTTCGTCGGACGTCATGATGTCGCCCGACGTGTCGTCCGTCTTGGGATCGTTTTGATATTCCGACCAGAACGACGCCGGATCCGTCAAAAACTTGTTCATTGCGTGTTGAATCGCGGACACTTCGTCGGGGTTGTGCCGTTCGGCCCAGGCAACTCGCGCGCCGTCGTCCATTGCTTCGCGGTTTTCAACATAAAACGCGGTCGCCGACTTGCCGCCGTCGCCAGATTGCAGACCCGCCACGCGTAATTCCTGGTACTCGTCCCACAACTTTTCGTCGGTAGGGAATTCGTACAACATTCGGAACCGTTCGCCATTCCATTCCGGATGCCGTTCACGGTCCAGGATTCGGTCCGCCATATCCCCGGGCGAAATAACCGTACACGGCATAACCCCGGCGATTTTCGAACCAGGACCAGCCAAGCCCAAAATAGCGCCGGCCAATATGCGTTCCCGTGTGGCACATTGCGAAAACGACCGCGCGGATTCGTCCGTTTGCGGATCGTCAATCACGACCAGCGACGGCCGCACCTGTCGACCGTCCGGACGTTTGAATTTCATCCCGCGTATACGTCCCGTGATGCCGGCGACCCGGACAACGGCGCCCGACGCAATCGAACCGGCAATCGTCGGCAAAACGATTTCCTTTTGCGTCCACGTCAATTGAGTCCGGACGCCGTCGCACGTTTGGCCGGCGGTCCGGTTGTGGATCCCGTCCAACCGGCGGACGGGTTCGCACACTTCCGGGAAGTCCTCCGACAGCGTGTCGTTGCCGGCCAATTCGGTTTTGAGACTTTCCAACATTTGCACCGCGTGCGATTCGTCGGCGCCGATCAACGCCACGAATTCCCGATGTCCGTAAACCAGCGCCCACAAACACGCGGTTTCGGCCAGTGTCGTTTTTCCCGTGCCGCGTGGCATTGCCACCGCAAACAACCCGCCTTCCAACACGGCGCGTTCGATACTGGCGATTGTCGTCAGGTGGTCGTCGGACCAGGGAATACAAAACGTCGCGCCGAAATACGATTCGCAAAACGTGCGGAACGACATTTCCGCGTCCGACCGCCGGGACGGTTTGACGACCGCCGGCAACGGTCCGATGTCACGCCCCAACGCGGACCGTTCCGCTTCGCGTTTGCGAATCCGTTCCTTGTGCTTTTCGTACGCGGACGGTTCCGCCGTTGGCTTTTTCCGTTTGCGTGGTTTCTTCGTTTCCGCTGCCATGATTCGAACACCGGCCGAACACTTCGCCGCCGTGTGCTTTCTCGAATGTAAGTCTGTGACGTTTTTTGTC